TGATGCGGATACTACAAAATCTCCGCGGAACGTAGCTGTTGAATCCGTTGCTGGGATGAAATAACGATTGACTGCGCCATTATATGGAGAACCATCTAGATGGCGACTAGGTCTTGCACCTAGCGGTTTATCTAAGTTAGCCATTTATCGTACCTTTAATTATTAATTTAAAACTTGCAAGCCTTCGCCGTACTGACCTTTCGTGTGGTCGGCTGCTAGGTTTGCTTCCTGTTGCGCTATTTTCTTAGCTTTATGTTTTACTCCTTGCTGGAACAACTCTTCTGTTGTTTCCATTAGATATGCGTCTACAAATCCTATCCCTTCTCTTACGGGACGTTTCTGTGGCTCTCCTTTAGCGTTGAGTACGTACGTGTATCCTAATAGTTGCATTTTCTCTAAACGCATTGGTCGGTCATTGACCCACCTACGACACATGCCTTCTACTCTTTCTACCGCTAATGGGCCTTGATCTACAATATCATCTCGGCGAACACGTTTACTGCCATGACTTTTATGGCCTTCTCTATCTTTTTGTTTAACCTCTGCGGCTTTGTTATCTTTCATCTTTTATTACTCCTAACTCTTTAAGTTGCTCTATATATTCTTTTTTACCGCCCTCAAATACTTTGTCAGCCATCTTATACAATTTCCGTTGCTCAGGTGTTAACACAGATGTATCAAAACTTTGAGTTGATGTCTGTGTTGGTTTCCTAGCTCCGGCTACTGCAGCAGGTCTGTCTTTCATAGGGTTTTTATTAGCTCCATCGAATCTATGTGGGTATTGTTTTTTAACATAGTATTCCACTTGTGCTAAGTGTTCGTTGGTCTCTAGAGGTTGTCCATCATTCTTATATGTAATGAATTGGTCAACATCTTCTGCGAACTTAAACATTTCAAAGTTCTCAGGGGTATCCCGGTTGAACCATTCCTTATTCCGATCTTTAAACTCTTCGATTGCTGAAGACAGTTCTACTTCTTGTTCTGCTTCCGCCTCAACTAGTTCGTTCTTATCAAGATGTTCCTGTTTCGTGCTAGCTAGATCGTAGCTGTCTACATCGCCCATCTCTACTGCATCACGTTTCTCCCGTTCAAGAGCTTGGTATGCTTTGTCGTAAGCATTAGCGTCTGCATTTTTCACATGATTTGTCAGCGCTTGCATAGCGGATTTCATTTCTTTTAATTCATTCTTTTGGGAAGATATTTTATCAAACAAAGATTCTCTTCTTATGAATTCTTCAGCAGATACGAACTCTTTCCCTTCTTCTAAAGTTCCTTTAGGTTTCCAACCCTTCTCTATCGCATCCTTCTCCACATCCGACACTTCCCCCTCTACAGATGCTTTATCCTCTTCTTTAGGTTCAAATTCTTCAGAGATTACTTTCTCTTTCTTTTCTTCCTCTACTTTTTCTTCTATTAAATCTTTAGGCAAGTCAATACCCAACTCTTCTGCCTCTTTGGCAAACTGATTATCAGCCATCTTTTTCCACCTTCTCTCTATGATTCGATATAGCAAATATGCTATCATCGTTGATGATTCTATATTTATCATCTCTGGTTTCTATCATAATCCCATCGTACCTTTTGAAGTGTACTCGGGTTCCTACAACTATCCGCGCATCTGCTATTGCAGTACCATCGAAAGCAGTTGGTCCTTTATTGACAACTACCCCGGATTCCTGACCGACTTCCCATCTTCTTTTGTCTTCCCCTCTGGCGAGGATAATTCCACCTTCCGTGACTTCTTCCACTGGATCCAGTTTAACTACTACTCGATGTCCTGCTGCTTTAAGATCGCTCCCATTTACGAAAACTAAATCATTCGGCATCTTCTATATCCTCCTCTTCATCATCTTTAAATTGATCGAACACTTCACATGTTAGGATAGAGTCTATCACTTCTATTATTCCGCAGGCTCTGTTACTATGCGCCGTATCCTCTTCTCTATATATTAGTCTCTGGCCCAGGATCTCCAGGACCTCCTGGCGGCGGTACTTCAGCACCTCCATCAGGGCTAGCGTTGTTTGGTGAGCCTTCCAACTCTCCAAGTCTGTGGGATGTATCATTTAAACCTGCCTCGTTTGGATTATTTGGCAATCCCTCTGCATTAGGTGTATTCAGTTCCTTTTGAACATTGAAATCTGTTTTCACTGTTTCTAGCGCTGCTTTATATTGCTCAAGCTGTTGCCCTACTTCTGCAGCTTCTGCCTTTGCTATGGCTTCAATAGCTTTGGCGGTAATCAGATCTACTTCTGCTATAGCCTTCGAAGCTGATATCTGAACATGAGATTCTTTCAATTTCAACTCTCTATCTCTGAATACTAGGTTCTTAGAACGTTCATCCATTTCAGATTGTAATTTGAGTGCTTCTAAGTTAGGTTTAGAATTAGGATCTTCTTTAGGAACTATCTCTTCTGGATTTGATATATCCATACTTATTAGTACTCTCTGTAGGACAGCACTTATATTAATTCCTGGTATTGATACCAACTGTAACAATTGATTAGCTTGGTTTAACCTCTGAACATCTGAAGATAAGTTAGGATCCGCTACTGGGATTATATCCAAGCTCTGATCTTCATAATCTGATCTAGCTACAGCTAGTTCATCAACCATTACATTAATATAGATTTCTTCATCTAAAAATAATCTATTTAATCTATACAGCTTTCTAAATTCTTTACTAAACGCATTATACAAACGCTTTTGAATAGCATTAAAGACAGTTAAGCCTTCACTTATTAGTGTGTTTAAAGTTCCTATAGGTGTTCTGCTTCCCTTTTCTTGACCTGTAGCAGCATCATTAATAGTAGATAATTCTTTACCAGCTCCTATGAGAAATGACATTAGATTAAACAGTGTCGCGGAAGGTTCTCGGTAATTAACAGGAACGATATTGTTACGTATGTCAATCCCACCCGCAGAATCTAGTATCTTCCATTCGCCTGGTTTGTTTTTGAATACACCGCCCTTTATTCTTAACCCTCTTCCTAAGAATCCACCCTGCAGGTTAGCTAACTTTCCTGCATCCATTAATTGATTTAGGGTAGTATTAACAGTTTCATTCAGACCAAACATTAACGTACCAAAGCCTAGGCCATGATATGAGCCATCCATCGCTGGTATGAAATGGAAATCTGTAAAGTACTCAACTGGTTTAATCCTCATTATTTCATTGGTATCATTGCGGAATATGCCTTCGGGATCATATCGCGCTACTATCCTTAATACTTTGCCTGAGGTTTTATGTACAGTTACTATGTAAGGTTCTTCATAGTCATCTCCGTCTAAATCGAAGAAACAATGTTGCTCTATAATAGTATGTAGCTTTAATTCATCTTCTTCATTGTCTGATAGTTCAGCTAAATCTATATCAGAGAATTGCCCTAACCTCATTTTTTCTATTAAATCGTTAGTAGAATATTCGAATACATGCGTTATTCTTCTAGAGGTCTCCAAAGACTTTATGTTTTGATTTACTACTAATTCTTCGTGTGTTATTAATTCACTTATATTTCTATTTTCTACAGGGTCGAAGAATGTCTTTTTCCATGCTATGCCAACAACAGCTAATACCTGTAATAATTTGTCAGTATCTGATCTCCACGTATCGGATTCTTTAAGTAGCTGGTAAGACATATGCTTAGCAACTCTTCTAGCTCTCTCTAACCTTTCTGGGTCAGGTTTTCCATTCACTGCAATCTCAACTACTCGATCGCCCCTTACAATCTCTGGTGCTGTTCTTGAGGAGAACTGTATGACCGCATTAGTAATCATTGGATATTTAACATTAGAGGCGTTTTCGAAAGGAGTGTGTTTCCTTCCATACTCTAATTTAGCTAATTTTAATGATTTCCTAGTCAGGTTTAACCATTCACTTCTAGACTCTTCATCTATGTTAAAACCATCTATGACGGCATTTCCTACAGCAGACACAGTATGCTCGTCTAACATCTCTGCTATATTGGGACTTATCATGAGTTCTTCTATGTCGCGCTTTTTCTTGTTATGTAGTGGCATAATTTAATATCCTGTAACGTCGCTAGCACCCATATCACTTACGACATGGAATGGTGATTCTTCTTCATCTTCTTCGGGAACAATTTCAGCGTAGTCTAATGCTGACATTATTAGGTAGCGAGTAGCATCCATTAAGTGATCCTCTTTTTTAACTACCCTGCCCTTCTCATCTCTTCGATAAATTCTATATTCTGTGAACCAATTCTGGAGAGTAGAGAAGACCTTTAACTGTCCTGTAGACAGCATCTGGTACATCTTAAGCAATCCTGCTTCAACTGACTTGTCTGCAGGTATAACATTAAGTCCTAAATCTTCATATATGTTGACAAGGCGCGTTCCGTCTGTCTGGTTACCGCCTGCCGTATCTATAGCACCGTACATCCACTCGCCTCTGGCTCTCACTGCTGCAGCGTGTACTGCTGGTTCCGCCTTAGCTCTGTAGTGTTCTGAGTACAAAAACCATTGTTTCGTCTCGGGGTTTTGTGCTGCCCATACTGCTGCTGTTCTATTCCAACCCACATCCATACCGTATGTCCGAGGCCACCAATCGGGTACCTCGAAAGGTTTAACCATTACTTCATCTTCAAGTATCGGAAATATAGCACCAGATCCTAACTGAGGTATACCTTTGGATCTAGCATCCCTCTCATAGGGCGAATAAGCCTCTAGGAGCTGTTCTTTTTCTTCTTTGTTAAGATGGGGCACTTGGTCCCAATCGATCTGTATGATGTACTTACGGTGGTTAGGAGCCCATCCGCCTTTTGGAAACTTGCCTCCAGGTATAAAACTAGTCACTACGTCGGATAAACCAAATAGAGGCGTAAACGTACAATAGACTAATCCACCCGTGGTCATTGTTCTCGTAAGACACTCGGAGTATATTCCCTGATCTCTTGGTTCTTCATCAAGCCATATAATGTCTTTAGCAGTTCCTTGGAAGGATACCCGTTTTTGATCGTATGATTTGAATCCTATGACGCTGAATCCGCCTGTCACATGGATTACACGACATGTAAGTATAGCTTCTGGGATACCAGGCCTACTTACAGGCTTGTTTGCTATTAAGTGTTTAGGAATCATTCCGGATCCTGGATCAGCGAAATCTCCTATTAAAATCTTTTGTATAACGTCTTTGGTAGACTCACTTGTAACCCCAGCTACCCACGCATCTATTGGCTTATCAAATCTCTTACCTTCCCACCAATCAGGGTAAAGACCTGTTGCATGACACACTAGTTCGTATGCACCTGCAAATGACTTGCCAGTTCTGTTGGCAGCGATCATAGCTCTTTCTCGAGCTTCGGCTCCTGCTGCAAAGAACTTTAATTGCTGAGTATACAACTCTCTGCGTAATGGACCTTCATCAGGGAAACATTGTGAAAACACGTTGTAATGATCTCGTTGCTCCTTTTCAGCCAGCAACTGCATCAATTCTTCCAAGTCCTTCTTGTCTGTCTTCTTGATAGCGCTCACCTATTCATCTGGGTCTATTTTGAGTAGCTTTAACTTATCATTTATCTTTCTTTCCAAATCATCGTATGATAATTCTTTAAGAACATTCATATTCTGTATATTGATCGTTTGATGTGCATCTGAAGATTGACCATCTTTTCTAGACCAGTTAAACTTGTTATTCATGGTCGCTAAGTAGATAGTAGCGTTGAAGCCCTTAATCTTACCCATCATTCCCATTAAGCCTAACTCTTCCCACCAAGCTTCTGCCTTCTCTTTACCTTGAGAGTATGCTAGAGAGAATTGTTCTTTCTCTTTTAGCCATCTATAGAAAGTATCTCTTGATAGTCCCCACTTAGCACATATACGGCTATCTGTGTACCCTTCTGACATTAGATCTATTATGTCTACAGAGTAATGATCTTTCCATATACTAGGTCGACCAGCCCTTTTCTTAGGAATGTATTCGCCTTCTTTCTCAGTTATCTTTGGAGTTTTTTGTGACATGATTGATGATTACATCCAGTTTCATTTCGCAACGACCTAGACGAGCGTCTATAGCCTCGTATCGTGCTTTGATTGGTTCTAGTTTGTCTTCAATGAGTTGTCTAATATCGTCTTTGTGCAGTGTGCTATCTACTTTTAAATGTAGTCTGCGTAGCCCCCATGCCATAAATGCCATTAAAGGTGCTATGACGACAGCCACTACGTAATCCATTTGTTCTATCATTGTTCTTTCCATAGTCTTTCTTTTTGTAATAAATAAGGGGGGAACGCACTCTCTCGTATAGTTCCCCAATTCAGTCACGCCACTTTTACTAGGCACTTTGATGAATATCAGGGAGTACGGTCATGGTAAGGCAGGTGTCGCCTATTCTTCGTGAATATATCTTTATATCTAGTATCCTACGTAAGTGCCTGCAAGAGGGTTCGGACTAGAAATAACAGACTCCTAACACTTATACCCTTAGATTAAAGTGGCAAGGTTCGACCACTGTTCGTTATGAATAAGGAGGGAGTTTACTACTGTCATTTATATTGCCCCACAGTACTAAAGGGTTTCAGCCTTTTTCCAGCTAAGACTATGACTGGTAGTCTACTCCCAATTACGACCCTAAGGTAGCGATTTTTTAGTGTCGTCAAGAAAACTGGTTAAAGTATTACTACCGCTACGAGTAACCCTGCTACAATAGCGCCACCTATCATATAATACATTTTGTGCTCTAATACGTGAGCAATTACTCTGTTAACTTCTTCTTTGACTTTATCTACTAATGCGCTAAATTTTTCTAACATAATGATGATCCTCATGTTCTATCTTTCTTTTTGAGTTGACCGTGAGCAACGTCTACGAAGCTCTTCCAATCTCCTCCCCATTCCATATCCTGATCTTTATACTCTTTTCCTAAGTCTTGCCAAAATGGATGACTTGTCTTCGAATGGGCTGCGCCCCAGCCATATCGTCTATCTGCTATATCCACCGCCCATCCTTTAAGATGTTTGCTGTTCATAGTTTTAGAGTATCCTTTTCTTACTTTTTCTCTTTGCTGTGCACGGGTTCTTTTACCTTCGTACACCATAGCGTGCCATCCTTTATCATGCATCTTCTCGATGACCACTACTATCTTGTCGTATAATACTTGTTCTACCCCTTGCAACCTTTTTAAAGATTCCTTAAGTAGCATCTGCCTTCTTTTTAATTGTAACATCCTTATTCCTCTCCTCCATACTTATCTACAAATTTAGATATGCTTGGTTTATAAAACCCCTCTCCATCTAGAAAGAATCCTCTAGGGGCGGGTACTGTTGTTGTTAAGAACGTACCTTCACAGTTTGTGCAACAGACTCCTGCACTTTTCTTACCGTCTATAACAGCCATGAATTCATCAAAGCTACATATAGATTCAAACTCTAATTCACACTTTTTACAAGTGAAGTCGTATATAGGCATATTGTTACCTTATGGCCAAGGAAGCCTTGTACGTAAGCATTCCTGTATCTTTCGCTATGATGACGTCATTAAACGTCCCTTTTTTAATCTCTAGTGGAGCAATACTTCTAGTCAGAGTTCTTATGTCTCTTACCAAATCGAACATAGCTTTTAACTTGGTTCCTTTATTGAACCATCTCGATAACGTGTACTCCATCATCTATCTCTCCAAAATCTTGACAATTCTCTTATTCCCCATATAGCCATCATCATACCGCCATAAATCATGATATACCATTCTGGTACAGCATCTAAGATGTTAGTAAAGTATTGCCGTACTTCACCTGGGTAGAACGCTCCTATAATAAAGGGGAGCGTAAACAGTATCAACGTAAACCACCTCATGCCCTTAGAGGTCTGTTTGATCTGTTCTAAGGCCCATAGAGAGTCCTTAGTGGACTTATCTAGAGCAAGCTGTCTTAGCCTCTCTTCCACCGCTAACTTGCGCTCGTGAGCTGCTAGGCCCAGCTCCTTCTTCTTTTGTATATAGTCTGTCCCAATACTGAAGAGGCCAGTTAACATTGATGTAGCTGCTGCTATGATTACTGGTAACATAAGAGTCTTCCCCACAGTTCAAGATTATGTAGTATAACACAGTATTCCAGATCTGTCAAGCTTTATTTTCCTAATACCACACAGATCTTATAGTTTTTAATAGTAACTCATTGATCTCATTAAGTTTTCCTTCTTTAATACAATCTTTAAAGGTATTCTGGTTAACATTCCTTTTTATGGTGTCAGATAATTCATATTTCTCTTTCATTTCAGGGTCCCCTATTCGTTTCACTGTTTATAGTTTACACTAGACTGGAAACTATTCCCTAATCGCGCCACTTTTATGTCGCAATACACACATATTTGTCGTAATAGTGTCATAAATGGACAGTAAGTAACATAAACTGTAACTTTCTGGTTAAAATACCCCCCTAACGCAAGCTATCGGGCATCCCGTACGGTACTATACCCCATGATTATGTGCGTAAACTGTGTTTATATGCCCGTACGGTACCCTTCTCCCGTAAAATAGAGGATGGGTACTATTACACAACCCCATCCCACGCCCCCTTGGTGGGGCTATAGGGGTCTGCTGGTGGGATTATACTAGGGTCCCCTTATGAGCTCACACAGTACACATCATGGCACATGGTCTAGGGCTATGGCACATGGTTATATGTAGAGCACAGTAACACATCATGGGGCATGACTCGTGCTATTGTATGACACTTAGTGTGTGTCAGTACATGGGGGTATAAGAGGAGAGTTTGTCTACATCTCTTCCAACTATCAACACCTTACCTCATGGTTGTCTGCGAGTTGTTGCATATATAACAACAGTTGTAGTACAACTACTACCCATTGTAGTACATATGTAACACTTAGTGCGACAGTCATCATTAATCCTATCGCCTTGTACTTATACTGTGATATACACAGCTATACACTATAATCCTACCCATCTAACCAGAAGCTCTGTAAGCCACGATCTCTACCTAACCTAGGCTACCCTACCACTACACATGAGAACAACTCGCACAGTGCTCGTATGGAGCTGTAATCGTGGCGTGCTAGCCATATCCTACCTCTCGGTTGTGGGGGACAGGGGACAATGGGGACATAACGTTGTACTGTATCACTTACCTCTACACTTGTACTATCACACTATAGCACTAACGTAGACTTAGTGTGTATACCCTCAAGCCTCACCAAGAGGCATAGGGTTATAACTATAGTTATATCTACATAACTCTCTTTAGGAGAGTTCTATAGTAGATATAGTTATATCTTTCTTATAACTATATTATAACATAGTTATATAACTCTAGCTATAGTTATATATATAATATATAATGGGGGAGTATGAATGTAAGGAATATATGCATGATTTCTTACAAAACTTAAGATAGGGGATAACGATGGAATACCTAACGTACAGTAAATATTTATATATATTTGAAAATAGATTATTTACTAACATATTACAGCATACAGCTGGCAATGTAACGCAAGCAGCTAGGATATTAGACATACACCCTGTAACACTGCGTAACAAGATGCGTAAGCACGGTCTAGAGCCAAAGAGGTCGTGGGACGGCCTCCTATTGGCTGTAAACGGGGTTAATAGGCACTATATCGCCTTTTATGCGATTGTGTGCTATATCAGTATGTGAACGTATATGTTTACTTATACTATGTCATTTTAAACGTATGTGTTACCATATTGACACAGGGTATTATGCTAAGTTCATACGTGTATCAGTATCAAACTTTTGAAACCACTGACTGTTCAGATAGTTCTCATAACTACATGGAAATAGCCTATTATTACTGCTGTAGAGTATGAATCTGCAGTATTGTATGTAATCTTCATAATATAAGCTATCTAAGTACTGTGGTAATATTGTAATAGGTTTATTCATATCTTTATCCTCCTCATGTAACGCACAGTATAACACATTTGTTATGTGTTTGACAAGTGTCACGCACTGTGCTATAGTTCACATGAACGTAGTAAATCATAAGAGAGGAGGAAATTATGAAATTTTTTAAGAAGGTAGAGGCAGTTGAAGGCATGGAGACATTGCTCTTACAACTACAAGCATTACACA